GCCTTGCGGGCCTTCTTGGCCTGCTCCTTGGCGGCCTGCCGGCGAGAGACCTTCTGCTCCTCCTCGACCGCCTGGCCGGCCGCAGCCCGCCTGGCGGCCTTCCGCACCGACGGTGGGAACGTCCTCAGGTCGTGCTCAAGACTGTCCAGGTGCTTCCGCAGGCCGTCCGGGTCCGGGGGTGCCTCCATCACGGCCCGGGCGACAGCCTGTCGGCCCGCAGCCTCCACGTGATGCTCCAGCACGCGCTGCACGGCGGCCTCGTTCCCCCGCCTCAGGCCACCGGGGACCTCCCGCAGCCCCTGACGCAGAGCCCGCCGGCTGTAGGGGGACTGGCGGGGCACCCATGCCTCATCACCACCATGCTGCCGCGCCTGCCCACGCAGGAACAGGACGCCCGCGGAGTGAGCCAGCCGCCGGTGCTCAACCACCTCATGGAACAAGGACTCCGCCACAGCGTCCGCGCCCGCAGCCGTGTTCTCCGCCGGGAGCGCCCGCAGCACGGAGGAGGCGCGGCGGCGGAACAGGATCAGGATCGCGTCCAGGAGGGCGCGGAACACGGCCTCAGTCACGCTTTCCCTTCACCGGCCTCTCCTCCGGCTCCTCAGTATCCTGAGTCTCGTCCTCATCATCCGCGTCCTCGGGGGCAGACCGGTCAGCGACGCCAGCGCCGGCCATCTCGTCCACCTCCTGGCTGCGGGCGTCCTCGCGCTCGCGCTGCTGAGGAGACAGCATCATGAAGTCCCGGGCGGTCTGTGCGGACAGGACGCCCTGCGCCTGAGCCTGTAGGGCGGACGCCATCATCGCCGACACCGACGGGGCCGCGGCGTCGCGCCACTGGACCTCCAGGGCGGTCGGCTCAGCCAGGTCGAAGCCGCCCATCACACACACGGTGCGGGCGATCCTCTCCAGGCTGTCCGCGAACTGACGCTGCTTGTTCTCCGCCCTCGCGATCAGCCGGTCCTTCGCCACACGCAGCGCCTCCGCGCTGGTCGGATTCGAGTCTGCGGACACACCCATCATCGACGGCGGGATACCCGTCATCGACGAGATCTGAAGCGCATAAAGCTTGTAGATGTTCTGGATCGGCGTCATGTCCACGCCGGTCAGCTGCTTGATGTCCGACCCCTCCGGGGCCGCCAGGATGTTCCCGATGTACGCCTGCATCGTGTCCGGCATACTGTCCAGGATCTCAGCGGAGTGATTCCCGATCAGCAGGCGCAGCGGCCAGGCGGCGACCTCCTGGCCGACCTGAATGTTCGTCAGCGTCCGGGAGGCGGCGTCAATGATCGTCGCCATCTCCGTCAGCTCGCTGCGCCCGTACTTGTCCTTGATGCGGGCCCGGTTGTACATGGGGATGATCGACGGCCCCCACGAGTCCAGGCGCCCGGACCCGTCAGTCAACCACCCCTGAGAAGAGTCGTTGCGCTTGTAGAAGACGACGCCGTCGGGCAGGTAGTAGGTCGCGCCGACGGTCTCCGCGTCCACACGGTAGACCGCCAGGCCCTCCAGGAGCCGCCCCTGCCAGTCCGTACGGACGCAGGCGTGCTTGGAGTCCAGGGCCCGAACATAGGGGTACTCGGACTCCCCGTCCGGAGGGGACAGCACCCAGAACGCCGCCCCGGTCGCCAGGGCCTCCGAGGCGGCCAGGTTGAACTGGGAGTCCATGTCGTTGTGCTGCCACGTCTTCTCGACCCAGCCGAGCGACTCCAGGTCCTCCTCGCAGGAGGTGATGAACCCGGAGGGGATGAGGACCTCGGTGAGGACGTCGATCGCCATCTTCGCCCAGGGGGCCTGAACCTCCAGGACGCGGGCCTTCGGCGGCAGAGACACGCCAAGAGCGGCGACGCGGGCGCGCCCCTCGTAGTAGGCCTCCATGCCGCCCCGGGAGCGCAGGGCGCCGGACTCGAACGCCCTCATGAGGTTCTCGAAACTCATTACAGGTACGCCCTCCACTGTCCGACAGGCTGCTTCCTGGCCGCCCACTCCTTAGACGATAGGACGGCCCTATAGAGCATTCTAGCACCTATCATGCAAACCGCTAAGTCGATCTTCTTCGGCGACTTCGGTGACTCCTTCTTCACGCTGAACCGCCCCTTGAACTCATTCACACGACAGTTCGACACGTGCTCACCCATGTCCGCGGACCCGTCATGCGTGAACGCCTGCTTCTGGATCTCGTCGTACGCCGTCTCCGCCGCCTCAGCGAACTGGTAGGCGTGAGAACGCATGTCCCAGGCGACCAGGGACGCCGACATGCCCTGCCCCCGCACCGCCGGGAGGATCAGGCCGTCTCCGAGGTCCTCGGGCCACGTCGTCCTGGTAAACGACTCCCACTCGCGGACGTCGGCCCAGAATGCGACAACCTGGTAGTCCTCGAACGCCTTCCGCACGGCAGCATCGACCTTTGGTACGTTCACCAGGCCGGACGCCTTCTCCGGCGCCCAGTGGCCGATCTTGAAGATGTGCCCGTCCGACATGCAGCATCCCACAAGGGCGGTGTGGTCGTTCGACCGGGAGCCGTCGAAGAACATGACGATCTCCTCCCCGGGCTCGTCCCCGTCGCGCTTCCGGACGACACGGTTCGGGTCGCGCAGGAGCGTCCACTCCTCCAGTGGCACCCACGCGTTGTCGGCGGCGTTCGGCCGGTTCAGGAAGAACCTGATTGACCTCGACTCCGTATACCTGGGGGACCAGATCAGTGCCTTCGTCGCCTCCAGGTCCACCCACGGACACCCCTCGTAGACGAACTCCAGGGCCTGCTGGAGCGGCACCATGTGCTCCGGCGGGTCATCCACCAGGGCCGCGTTCGGGGGCGCTATACGGGCGTCGTAGAGGATCTTCTTCCGGTTCCTCGTCCGCCCCTCCTCCTGCGCCACCCAGTCCTCGAACGTCGCCTCGGCCGCCGAGGACTCCCCGGGCACCCACGCGTTGCACGTGTGCAGCGTCCGCGCCCCGGTCTTGGCAGCGTTCTGCTCAATCGTGTTCATCAGCTCAGGGCCGCCGTTCGACGGCACCCAGTGCTCCAGCTCGTCACAGACAGTGAACGACGTCTCCCCGCCCTCCAAGGACCTGGAGGAGGAGGCCTTCTGCTCCAGCTGGTCCCCGGACACGGAGTCTAGGAACGTCTTCCCGACTGTCAGCCCGTACCGGCGCGCGAGCGGGGAGCCCTTGGCGGCGAACGCCCGCACCATGCGCATCGTGTTCTTCGTCTGCTGCTCGCTGGTGGCGACGACCTGGATCCACGCCATCGCCATCGTCTTGCCCTCCACACCCAGGGGGGAGGAGTCGTCCCACCGGTCGAACCGGCAGGGGCCCAGCATCTCAAACATCGACAAAGCGGCCGCAAAAGGCGACTTTCCAGCACCCTTTGAGAGCCTCCTCACAGCCCAGTTGTACACCCACGACCCGTCAGGATTCAGGGCATACATGTGCATCAGGAACTCGATCTGCTGCGGAGTCGGCGTGAACGCCTTACCCGCGCGCGGCCCGTTCGGCTGCCGCAGGTTGTCAATCATCCACGCCGCAGCAACCAGCCCCAGGGTCCTCTCCGGGAGAACCCTGGGCATCGTAATCAGCCGCTCCCTCGGCGGCGCGTCCCACATAGGGTCAATGGCGGTGCGCTCCAAGTGCCATCATCCCCCGCGGTCAGTTACTCGAAGCGCGTTTTGCCAGGAAGTCCTTCATCGCGACGATGCCGGCGGACTCCTCGGGCTCAGCCTTCGTGTCGCGCTCGATCTCAATCCTCGCCCGCCGCCGGTCCCCCTCGGTCAGGAGAAGGCCCGCGAGCATCTGGTTCAGGGACGCCCGCATCATCGCTGACCGCTGGTTGCCCGAGTACTTGTAGGCGCTGATCTCGTCGCAGGCGTCGAACAGGAGGATCCAGTCCGACGGCTCGTAGTAGATCGTGTACTTGGAGTCCTTGACGGCCTGCCAGAGCGCCTTCGCTATCGGGTGCCACTCCGGGTCCGCGGTGGGCGGCTTGACAACACCGTCCGTGACGCGGACCCTCTTGACTCCGGCCTTGACCTTCCTGGCCTGGGTGATCCTGTGCCCCTGCCCTGTCCTCTTGGGGATCGGCCCCCTGCTGCCCATAGCATCCTCCTAATGGCGTGCCGTACGCCTATAGGATACCCGGGTGCTTGCCCTTTGGTCTATGCTCGCGCTTCGGTTTCGTCCACCCGTGGGCGCGGCGGGCCGCGTGTGACTGCTCCGCGGTCCTCTGCATGTGGTGCAGCTGGCACAGGAGCCGCAGGTTCCACAGGTCGTGCGGGCCGCCCGGGTCGATATGGTCCACGTGGTTGCCTGGGGCGCCGCAGAAGACGCAGCGCCCGCCGTCGCGGCGGATGACCGCCTGACGGATCTTTCTCCAGCCTGGCGGCAGCGGCCCGCCGCGCCTTGACCCTTTCGACCACATGGTGCAATAATAGGCGGAGCGGGGCGGCCGCCCGGGGCTTTCCTTCCTTTCACCCGGGCGGCCGCCCTCTGCTACCCCCTGGCCCTCACCACTTCCACCTCAGTTCCTCAACAACGTGGACGCGACGCGCCTTCACGATGCCGTCAGCGACCGGGACGACGTCGGCCGGGTCCGCGATGACCTCCACGATCACCTTGTCATTCACGGCCTCCGCCGCGGCGTGCGCCAACGTGGCATACAGGAACAGGCCACCCTCACAGATCGGGTTCGGGAGCCACTCGTCACACTCCACGTCGGAGTCGACGTCCCACTCCGTGGGCTTGTTGAAAGGCCTGCCGCTCACACAGTCCTCCGGGAGGACCTTGTACAGGCGCGCCTTCCCGCCGTGGAGGGCCCCGTAGAGCTCGAGCACTCCCACGCCGGAGGAGACGTCCTCCTCCCTGACCTGCTCACCGCCCTCTGCGATCGCGTCTCCGTCCAGGAGGACGGACGCGTAACAGGACGACCTGGCCACAGCCTCATTCGTCAGGTAGGCCGTCGCGCGACCCGTCAGGGTCCCACGAGACCGGCCGCCAGCGCGGACGACCGCGGTGTCGGTGGCGTGCCACGTGGACTGGTCGTACGCGTCCAGTACGGTGGTTCCCGCGACGTACGCCGTGGACTCCTCACAGGCCAGCATGGACCCGGCCACGGGGGACACCCCCACGGACCTCCCGTACAGGTAGACGACACCGCCGAGGGCGCGGACGCACGACCAGTCCGTCCCCTGCGCCTCAACACCCTCGTAGATGGTCATCTGGGCGCAGTCGGCCGCGATCGCGCAGATGTTCCCGGATATCGAGGCCTGGGCGCGGCCGCAGACCCGGACGTGAAGGGGCGGGTCTGCGGCCTTGTTGCTGACGTCCCACACCCCGTCGGAGAGGACGATCACGCCGTCCGCGGGCGCACAGAGGGTCTCATTCTTGTCCAGGCGTGTCGCGACGGGCCTCTTGACACCGTCGAGGGCATCGAGGAGCGCGACGGCGGCCGACGGGATCCGGAAGGTGGCCGCGAGAGCCCCCTTCTGAGGGACAACAACCTCCAGAAGATTCATATCCACGAGGGACCGCATGTTACGGCGGGCGGTCTCCTGAGTGACGCAGAGAGCGTTGCCGACGGCGGTGGACGAGATCGTCACCTGCCTGTACTCCGCCTGGTCCCGCATGAGAGCGAGAGCCTCAAGGGCTGTCGAGTTGATCGACTGGTACGTCATCATGATCACTTGTCCTCCGTGTAGCGTCCGGTGAGCCAGCCGTCGATGAGGTCCTCCTGGCCAGCTGTGGTGATACTGGGCGTGGTCTTCTCCTGGTCGCCGTGGCTGGTGGAGATGACCAGGACGGTGGAGCGCACGTACCCCTGTTCGAGGGCCCACTTGGTGGGGGCGTTCCAGAGGCGCCCCTGGTTGGCGCAGAGCCACCCGTGGGCGCGGAGCCACTTGAAGAGTGTCACCTGGCTGATGGGGCAGCCGCCCTGGGTGATGAGGTCGGCGACCTGCTTGACGAGGAGGTCACCGTCCGTGCCGGAGATGGTCCGGCCAAACCTGGTGTGGGGTGCGTCGGCCTCGATCTGGGCCTCGGCGGCCTGGCGGCGGGCCTGCTCCTCCTTCAACGAGGTGGCGAGCCGGATGATGAAGTCAGGGTCCGTCAGGGCCTTCTCCGCAGCCTCAGGAGTGAGGTAGCCACCCCGCTTCCGGATGCTCGGGAGGACATCGTCGAAGACCCAGGCCTCGAACTTCTCCGCCTCAGGGAGGCGAGAGTGTGAGATGAGACGGTACAGGTCGCCCTCTGTGATGAAGCGGGCCACCTGCACCCGCCCGGCGCGATCGCGGATGGGGTGGTGGTTCGCCACCCCACGGCAGTGCTGCTTCAGCGCGTTAACGGCATCCTTATAGCCGAGGACCTTTGCGACGTCCCGGCCACAGAACAGGATCTTGCCGTTCTTCTCGACGGCGCGGACCTGGTGGTCGCCGTAGGTGAACGGGATGATAGCGGTTTCCACGACACTGTTCCTTTCTGTTGTGGCGGTCACTTGCTGCCCTCATCCTTGACGGCGGGGCGGGGCAGGCCGAGCCGGTCGAACTCAGTGACCGGGATCCGCCAGCAGCGATCGATGCAGGTGGCCTTGATCTTGCCGGCCTTGATCCACCTGAGCACGGTGACCTTGTGGGCGCCGAGGGCCTCGGCGAACTGGGTCGGGGTCACCGCCACGGTCTCGTAACGGGTGTGGACGTTGAAGCCGTTGCTGCTCACTTGAGTTCCTTTCAACATGATGGTTGGTGGTGCGCCCGGGATAATGCGGGCGTACCACCAACCATAGCAGTACACAAGAGGAGGCGCAAGCCCCCCCAGGGTCACCCCTCGAACGCCATGCTATCCCTCACCCGCTCAAGCACACACAGGCCAGTCGGCCCCTGACGGTTCTTCGCCACAGCCACGTTCAGACGCGACTTGTCCATGATGCCGTCCCCCAGGTCCGGGCACGACAGAAGCAGAACCACGTTCGCATCCTGCTCCAGCGCCCCCGACTCCCGCAGGTGAGCCATCGACGGCCGCCCACCTCCCTCAGCCATCCTGTTCAGCTGAGACAAGGCCACCACCGGGCACTCCAAGTCCCCCGCCATGATCTTCAGCTGACGACTGAAGTCCGCTACGATCTCATGACGAGGACGACGATCACCCCTCGGCGACGACATCAGCTGAAGATAGTCCACCACAACCATCCCCAGGCCGCCGTACTGCTGCTTGACCGCCCTGGCGTGCGCACGAACATCGTCAATGCCAACGCTGGACCGGTCGTCCACGCTCAGAGGCAGACCGGCCACCTCGTGGGCGATCCGCCCTGCGTGCTCACGCTGCGCAGGCGTCAGGGCGCCAGCAATCACCTCACGGTACGGTGCGCGCGCCCGCGCGGACACCAGACGGGCCATCGCCTCCTGTCGCCCCATCTCCAAGGACGACAAGGCAACCGGCGCTGTCGCCGACCGGCCCAGAGCAGCCTGCAGGGCGAACGCCGACTTGAACCCGCCGGGGCGGGCACCGATGATGTACAGGCCACCCGGACGCCACCCGTCAATGAGCTGGTTCAGGCAGGACCACGGCGTCGGAGAGTACCCGTCCTCACCGTCGAGCCAGGAGGTGAACGCCTCCTCCAGTGCGTCCCCATGGGCTCCGACGGGCGCGTACTGGCCTTCGACGTCGGCCCACAGACTCTGGACGTCCCCGAGGATGTTCATGGGGGAGTCGTTCGCCTGGAGTAGCTGGCCCGCCCGGATGTGGGCGGCCTGCATCATCCTGAGGCTGTACGCGTCCTCCAGGGTCTGCACGTACGTGTCCGCCACGACGTCGGCGGCGGCGGGCGCCCAGTGAGTCAGGTCCAAGACGTAATCGTCATCGATGTTCGCCCGCTCAGGGGCCGGGATGCGCTCAAGGTTCGCCGCGAGTGTGGCCGCGTCCGGGCGGCCGCCCTCCGCCTGGAGGGTCTCGCACATGCGCCACAGGGCGGCATTGCGCGGGTCGGCGAACATGCAGTCACGCACCCGGTCGCGGATGACGTAGTCCACGGCGTCCGAGGCGAGGAGCCTCATCCCCAGAATCGACCGCTCGACATCATCAACTGCACTCATTTGCTTCTTCCTTTCTTGTGGTGCTGCCAACTGTAGCATGGATGGGGCCGGAAGTCACTCCCGCCCCCCCCCAGCGTCCCCTGGGGCGACTCCGACACGCCCTCCCCGGCAGCCCTGGCGAACGCAGCACGATCCTCCGCCGTAGACGTAAACGACTCACGCAGACCAAGCACACCAATCAACCCCGGCCACCTGGCAGGTACACCAGCAGGAGCCTCGAAGAACCGGGAAGGCAGCACACGACGAAGCGCCTCAACCGCAGCCTCATCACCGGCAGCAGCACGAGCGTAGTCGGCGTGCTTCTCCTCGAACGGAACCTCAGGCGCCGCCTCACCGCTGCTCCGGTCCTCCATGGCCTCCCCGGGCTCCGGCTGAGGCACCTCAGGACGAGGACGGTGCGCCTCCCACACCCCCTCAGCCAGGAAGTTCTCAGCGGACTTCGCATACCTCTTGGCGGTAGCGAAGCCCTGCCGGTCCGCGTGCAGGTCCTTCACGTACTGCTCGGCGCAGTCGGCGGCCAGCGCCGCCCTGGCGTCGATCGCCTTCGGGGACGTGCCGTCCTGCTGCACGAACCGCAGCCACGCCTGGGCGCTGAACCGGCCGATCTCCTTGCCAATCGACCGGAAGGCGGCCTCGTACCGCCTCCACTCCGGGTGAGACGGGAAGCCCTTACCAGGGGCGGGCTCAGGCTCAGGGGC